GATTAGTGTTTTAAACAAATTAAACGACGAAAGTATTAAACCTGAAGATATAACTCAAGATATAACTCAAGATATAACTATTGAAGTGATAAGGGTGCTACAAAATATAGATATACCAGATAATAAAAAAGATGAAGTGATAGAAGCTTTTACAGAATTACAAAAAAAAGTAACGAATACTGAATCCAAGGCATTTATTGGATCCATGATTAGTGAAGTAATAAATAAAAATCGTGGATTGTCTGCTTTAACACCAGTAGAACCAGGTCTCCCAATAATACCTGTTAATGCACCAGAACAACCACCTGTTAATGCACCAGAACAAAAAGATTCCACCACATTACCACCAAATAGTAAATATAATCCTATATATCTGGATACTGATAAATTGGTTACTGATAGATGGGCTATAAATGTTGATAAACTTAAAGAAGAAATAGACATTATAAAGACAATTATAAATTCAAAACAAGCTAATATAAATGATTTTCATGAAATATTATTTAAAATGGGAAAAACACCTATATTAGGAAAATATATTATAGGTGCTTATATAATTGCAAATATTATTGAAGCTGGTAATATAGATAAAGATATGTATAAATTAACAACTGGTATCGAAATATTTAACCAAAAATTAGAACCGTTTTTAGATATAAATGTAGAAACAATAACCTCAATTATAAATACATTTAAAAGCGATAATCAAGTATATTTATCAAATGAGTATACAATATTAAATAGTAAAATAAATTTATCAGGACAAGAAAATGTTAATCAAATTTTGTTAAATTCAATATTTAAAATATTATTTACAATCCAATATGATATTACATATTTTACATGGAGACAATTATTAGAAAATATATTAAAAGATGAACCACTAATATCACCACAACGTAGACAGTCGTTAGGTGGTACAAATATATTAACTGATGCATTAAATAGTATGGAGGGTGGGGCAGCAGTGGTAGCTATTCAACAACCATTAACCCAAGAGCAACTGAAAGCTATAAAAGAAAAAATTGTAGGTTCTATTAAATCAATATTTAGCTTAAAGGATAATGTAAAAAATATAAAGGCTAAATTTGAAGCTTATAAAACAGCAATTCCAGAGAAAAAATTTGAAGAACTAAATGTTACAAATGATGAAATGCAAGAATTAAATACATTTTTCAGTACAATTTATCCAAAAATAGAAGCATTCTCTAAAATTGATAGTGATATTAACTCTGCTAATAAAATTGTTTCTGGTATTATACAAGATAATGAAGTGATTAATTTAGATTTAATTACAAATGTACCAGCGGCCTTAAAAGTTACAGAAGAACCTGCAACAGAAGAAACAAAAAAAGCAGCGAGGGCAGCTTTAAAAGCCTATTTAAAAGATATTATCAGCGATATATTAAATAAAACATATGCTAACGATGACACTAAAACATCTTTAGTTAATGCTTTAAATAAAGTATCAGTAAACCAAACCGATTTATATTTATCAGACTTTAATGAAATAATTAATAGCCCTGGTAAAATTATAGAAAAACATAAGGATTTTAGTAATACATCTGTATATAAATCTGGTGAATATTCATCTTTAGCTGAGTACTTGAAAAAGAATGGAGATCTAATAAAAAAAGATATCTTAAGTGAGGCAGAAAAAATAAAAGAGTTGCTTCGTAAAAATTTAAACCAATTATTTGAATTATTAAAACCGTTTGAAAAGAAAGATTGGGTAAAAAATATAAAAGTAGATTTAACTAAGTATATTGAATCTACTGATGAAAAAGAGCCTGGTGCTTTAACTTTAATAAATGAGATTATTCGTTCTATTAATAAAGATATTGATTCATTCTCTTCTCAAATAATACAAAAATCTCAAACCGTAGAACAGGCCACAAAGGCAAAAGTAGAAGAACAAAAACTACTAGCAAAAAAACAGGAGTATGAAGCTTTACAAAAAGCAGAGCAAACAAAAGCAGAAGCATCTCGTACTAAAATTAAAGAAGAGGAGACAAGGGCAGCAAGGGAAGCAGCAGCAAGGGCAGGTGTAACTGGTGGTGGTCAAGATGGTGGTGGTCGGGTTGAAATAGATAAGAATTTAACAAAATTAGAAGCAACAATTGATACAATTGGAGAATCATTTAAAACTGCTGATAAGAAAATTACAAATGCATCTGACCCTGCAATGAGTTTAGCACTTGGAGACCGTAGTATTTTCAATGCTCTTTATCAAAAATACTTGGAATCTAAGCAAAGCAGTGATACAGGTGGAGATATGCGTGCTACAGAAGAACTAATTACAGGGTTAGAGGCAAATCAGTTGTTACCAAATAAAGTACTTGCAGTAAATATGCGTGATAAAATTATTTTCATATTTGCAACTCTATTTATTCGTCTTTTTAGTTTATCTGTTATTGAATATATGATTGAAAAGGGGGCTGTTAAAAATTCCAATTTTGCAATTTTAGGATATCTAGGACTCTTTAGTGTAGTATTTATTGCATTTACATTATTAGTAAACTTAGATATGTATCGTTTACGTATTGTATTTAATTATATTAATTTTCACGCAAATTCTTCAAATGTATATCTATATCTTGCTCTTTTATGGGTCTTTGGAGGTATAATCTATTATGTTACTTATTATCTTAATAAAGATAATCCTATCGTAAATAGTACTGATGAAACAAAAGTGCGACTTATTTATCGTATACAAGTAATTTCATTAATTATATGGCTATTCCTTGTATTGATGGTATCGATTATATAATTTATTTATAAACTAATTTGTGAACACCACTGAATATAGTCATAGGTGGTTTATCGTCATAATATCCATGTCGTAGTTTTATATTTTTATCTAATTCTTTTAAATGTTGAGTACAAAGAGGTTGATTTTCTTTACATTTACGTGTACATCTTCCACCAAGACCTCGATTCCAAACACGAGCTTTACAACGGCATTCATCAGGTGGAACATTTTTAATATTTTTCTTACGAGTAATCATAATCTTAGTACCTTCATTCGGAATAATTGCAATCGGTTCTAAAAACTCTTTTTTTAATGTAGCTGCATCCAATTGATACTTTTCAGCAACTCTTTCTAAAAGTCTTTCATGTATTTGATGAAATTCCAATTCAAGGAAGTTCTTTAAAAAAGAAGGTAAATCCATTTTTTATTTGTAGCTACAAGAATTTTATATATTTCACTTTTTAATTTTTAATTGGGCGATGATCTCCTGATGTTAATTCTAAAACAAATGAAAACTGTTCACTAAAATTTAATAAATAACCTAATTCTGTAATAGCAATATCTACTTCAATTGATATATTATTTACTTGTATTATTTTTCCTATATACAATTTATTATTAACAGTTAATATACGTATTGATTGTTCTATGGCATACTGTTTAGTTTTATTAATATAGATAATGGTATGATTTGTTAAATAAGGATGTGCTTCATAACGCTCGTACATTTCACCATCACTTCCCAAATCGATAGGTTGTCCGTCTCCTGATTTTAGAGTTATTTTCCATGGAAGTGCAAATAGGCGTATATATCCTAAACTTTCCAAAGGAGGTTTATAAACAGCGAAATAATGACATGTGTAACTAGGTATTAATGAAACTTCTTGTATATCTCCACTTGCACCTTGAATATGTAAAATAAGACAAGGTGCTTTTTGTAAAATTTTCAAAGAACCTATCCAACAACCTACACGACATATCATATCTTGCATTTTAGGAAATTTACCACTCCAAATAAATGAACTACGTTGATTTTCATAAATCCATTCTCTGTCGTATGAATGAATAAAAATTTCTTTGCCTATTTTGGGGGGTGTTGGCATGTATATTGTGGATATTGATGTGGGAATAGCAGCATTTATATTAGATTGTTGTGTAGCAATTGGTGTTTGAACTATTGGGGGATTTGACTGGGGGGGTGGGACTTGAAATGTTTTTCTTTGCAACTCCAATCGTTGTACTTTATTTATAAATTCAGAATCTTCTGATAATTGCATTGGAGGCTCAGGTTGCGGAGTTTCCTCTTTGGGTTTTTGAATGAAAGATTGCTTAATGGCTTCTTTTAATTCAGATAGGGTCATTTTATTAAGAGTTTCCATAGATATTGATTTATTATCATTTATTTGATATAGATTATTCATTTTTGTAGCTACCAACTGTTGTAAAGAGTCTTGTGGAATATCTTCATATATATCAAATTGGTATTTATCCTTAAAAAATCGTTGTAAAATTTGAACGATATATATTGCATTATTGTTTGATAAATAAGACATAATCTATTTATGTAATTTTTTTTTAAATTCATAATACGGACGGAAAAATACTTTACGTAATTTAAAAACGTCATCGTCTGTTAAGCGAACCTTAACAATATCGTCCATAGTAACATGCATTTGTTTTTTTAAAGCGGTCATCCATCGTATAATAAATACCATTGAAAACATACCACATTCAGAACCTCCATATTGATGACGAACATGATTATATTCAATTTTAAATGGATATTTTTTAACTATTGAATTAGCCTGTTTTTCTAAATCTTTCATAAATTCTCCAACCATTTTTGGTGGACTTCCAGAATAACTATCATAATAATAAGCACCAAAACAACTTTTTTTAGGGTCAATACATATAAATAGTCCGACCCAATGTGAACCAGGTTCATTATATTTATCTAAATTAATTACCATTCCAATATATTGAATCCCTTGTTTTAATAATTCTTTCATATTGATATTACAGGTTTCTTTATATAGACAGGTGCCATTGTATTCATCACTACGAAAGTCTACAGGATATACCCCTAGAAATTTAAAATTAGGGTTTATTTTTTCATATTGAAACATGACATCTTCAATATTAAAATTTGTTAGCCAAGTATGTGGATTTTGGACCCATTCGTCAGGTGTTTCTGGTAATAAAGCATTTTTAATTTCATCTTCTTTGCTAAGATTCATACGTTCAACCCAACAGATTTCATCGTTTTTCCCGCAAAGAGGCTTAAATTTATCATTAAGTGTATTCCATAATTGTTTATGAGTTAGCTGGTTAATATTATTGATTTGATTATTCTCATTAAAACGATTCCATGTTTTAGCAATTCGTCTTAATGTATTCTTATCAAAACAAGTTTTATATTTTTTGTAAAAGTCTTGATTTTCTAACGAGCAGTAAGCCATTGTCCTTAATTTATAAATAAGAATAAAAAATGAAAAGACATTAATAATAAAACAATACCAAATAAGTAATTGGTCTTGTGGATATATACACTTTTACTATAGTTTAAGTACGCCCAAGAACTTAAAAATAATTCGGGTATAAAGTTCAGGAGATGCCTCAATCAAATAATTATGAGGAAATACGTAAATTTTTGAATAAGTATCAGACTAAAAAGGGCTCTGATTTTACACATACTTCAATTGGCAATCCAAAGCTAAGCCTATTTGTAAGTGATGGTGACTATGATACGTTTATGGAACAATATCTTACTGCACTCGTAAATGGTTATGAACTACATCTAACAGAAAAGCCAAAAAATCCGAGTGCATTTCGAGTAGATATGGATTTCCGATTTGCTCTTGGAAGCCCAAAACCAGAAACTATACCCCGTATCTATAAAACATCTGATATTGAAAAAATTGTAAAGCGTTATCAACAACTGTTGAAAGAATATTTGGTTTTGGATGATAAGCAGTTAACTGCTTATGTTATGGAAAAGCATTTTCCTGTTGAATGGAAAGGTAAAATTAAAGACGGTATTCATATTATCTTTCCTGAAGTTATTACTAATTTTAACTTCCAACATTTTATTCGTCATCGTATCCTTCAAGAGGCATCACAGCTTATGGAAGGACTTCCATTGACAAATACTTATCAAAATATAATTGATGAGGCTATTATTGAAAAAAATAATTGGCAAATGTATGGTAGTTGTAAACCAGATTGTGATGCATATCGTGTGACAAATATTTATAGTTATAATAGTGATACAGATACTGTTAAATTGGAGGATATGCCAAATGCGATGGACCAACTGCATTGGGCGAATTATCTATCTATGCGTAAAAAGGCAACAGAGATAAAATTTAAGGCTGAAAAGAATGGAGAGGTTGAAGAATTTATTCGTGTAATCCTACCATCTATGGTAAATCGCCGAAAAGATTCTCTTCATCAACAGGTATTCGGAAATGTAGTAAATCTTATTCGTACTTATGTATCGGATGAAGAATTAGAAACATCACGACGACTTGTAAAATGTTTAAACAAATCTCGTGCTGAAAATTACGAAGATTGGGTCAAGGTAGGATGGACTCTTCGTAATATTGATAATCGTCTTTTGGATAGTTGGATTGAATTTTCAGAAGTATCAAATAAATATGTAAGTGGTGAGTGTGAAAAACTATGGGACCGAATGCGATTGGATACTTTGAGTATGGGAACACTTCGCTATTGGGCTAAAAAGGATAATCCGACAGAATACGATAAAATAGATGAAGATAATGTACTCGCTTTAATTGATAAGGCAGTTGGTACAAAAGGTGCTGATTATGATGTTGCAAATGTAGTATATACTATGTATAAGCATCAATATCGTTATACTACAAAAGATATTTGGTATGTATTTAGAGAAGATAAACATCGTTGGGAATGCTCTAAGGATGGTCTACAGTTGCGTAAAATTATTTACCAAATTATTTGCCAAAAGTTTACAAATCGTAATACATTTTGGAATCAACAATCGATTCTTCATCCTGAAGATGAAGAGCGTTATCAGGGTAAAAGTAAAACCTGTTTAGAAATTGCTATGAAACTAAAGAAAGCTGGGTTTAATGATAGTATTATCAAGGTCTGTAAAGTACTATTTACAGACCCGAAATTTGAGGAACTATTGGATTCTCGTCCTCATTTGATTGGGTTTGAAAATGGAGTGTATGATCTACGACTTCATGAATTTCGCGATGGTCTTCCAGATGATTATATTTCATTTAATACAAGCCGTCATTATATTCCCTATTCTCAATCGAGCCATGAAGTTAAAGAGATTGATGCATTTATGTCTCAAGTATTTACAAATCCAATTATTCGAAAGTTTGCATGGGATGTTTTTACATCGATCTTGGATGGTGGTATTCGTCATGAAAAGTTCTATATCTTCACAGGTTCTGGTTCAAACGGTAAATCAAAAATACTAGAACTGGTACAAAAGACTGTTGGGGATTATTACTGTATTCTACCTATCTCATTGCTAACACAAAAACGAGCTGCATCTAACTCAGCACAGTCTGAACTGGAAAGAACAAAAGGTCGTCGCTATGCTGTAATGCAAGAACCTTCAGAAGGAGAACGACTAAATATTGGTTTGATGAAAGAGTTGTCAGGAGGTGATACAATTCTATGTCGTGGTCTGTTTAAGGAACCAATTCAGTTTAAGCCGCAGTTTAAAATGATTATGACATGTAATGAATTGCCAGAAGTACCAAGTGATGATGGTGGTACATGGCGTCGTATTCGGGTAGTAAACTTTGATTCTAAATTTACAGAAACACCAAACCCAACAAATCCTAAAGAGTTTCCGTTGGATACAGAGTTAGGAGATCGTTTTGAACGATGGGCGAATGCATTTATGTCAATGTTGATTGAAAATCATAAGAATACAGACTTGAAAAATATTCAAGAACCAATGGAGGTTCGTATTGCAACAGAAAGTTATAAGAAGAATAATGATATTATCGGACAGTATATTACGGAGCGTATTATCAAGGATGAAGAGTGTGATGATTCTATTATGCTTCAAGCAGCATATACAGACTTTAAGATTTGGGTATCTCACAATGTTCCCAAAGGAAAGCGCGTACCAGACCGTATGCAATTGCGCGCATATCTAGAGAAAACATATGGTGCTTATCCGAACGATGGTCACGGATGGCGAGGCCTTCGTTATGTTGTTAAAAATGAAAATAATGTAGAATAAAAATTGAAAAGAAGAAATATTTACATAAAACAGAGTTCACATGGACATCCATCGTATTTTAGAAAATACCAAAGAATTGCTGGAACTAAGAGGAGAAGACGGAAAAGAGTTTTTGGATAAAGTTGGAGAGATTGATATTGGTCGTTTTGTAGATGAATTTATTACTGTTAACCTAAAAAAATATTCAATATTTTATGCTCTTTCAAAGGATAGCTTTAAAGAGCTATGGGGAACAATTCGTAATTTATCAATAGAAGATATGGAAAAAAATTATAAGAATAAGAAATATCTAATAATTATTGGTGAATATCCTCCATCAATTACACTCCAAGCACTACAACAGAAAGATGTGGTTTTTCAACAAAACCAAGGATTTCTACAAATTTTTCTAAGCAAAGAAATGATGTATAACCCAAATAAACATTTTCTCGTACCAAAACATGATAAAATGACTGAAGATGAAACTAAACAACTATTGGAGGATTTGCAACTAAAAACTAAAACTCAACTACCATTAATTCAAAAAACAGATATTATTTCTCGTTGGTTGGGTTTGAAATCAGGAGATATTGTTAAAATTACACGTTACTGTGAAACATCGGGTGAATATTTTTATTATCGCTGCTGTATTTAATTAACTTATAACTACATTTACATAGTATACGAGTTAAATTGATTATAGAATGAAAGATTAAAACTGATGAGAGTTGATATTAAACATATTATTTTTCTTATTTCATGTTAAGAGTTTCACATGAGTTCATCTATTCAAGAAAAATTAGAATTTATTAATTCATCTTTTATTGCTTCGGACATCCAAACCCAATTTACAGGAAAAGAAACAAATAGTACGGATGCTTCAAAATCTGCTTTTATTAAACTATTACTAAATTACTATAATTTTACTGCAAGTGGAACACCACTTGCATTAGCGCCTGCAACAATAAATGATACTCATATAAAAAAAATTTATATAAAAAAAGGTAACACTAATTTTGCAGCCGTTGGTTATACTAGTGCAGATATTGTAGACCCTACAGCAAATACACGTACTGGTAAAGCATGGCAGTTTGCTACAGCTGATATGCTTACATCTGAATATAATTATACACAATTATTAAGAGACCATATTACTACAACAGGATATGCATCTTTTAATAGCCCTTCTAATGCCGTAACTCTTTTAGATATTCTAAATTCTTTACGTATGGCTTATAATATTTTAGAGCCAAATACATTTGCTGAATATAAATTAAAGAGAACTAGTG